CCAGGGTTTCAGCGGAAATGTGCGGCGCCAGGGCGTCTTTCGCATATGGTAATGCAGGTAATTCGAACGACATTGCTACTCTCCTTATTATATTAATGCGTGCAATAACCATGTAGTGCACAGGGAGATAGTAGCAAATTAAAAGATGTGGCAAAAGAGAGAGTTAACCTGCCGCAGGCGCGGCAGGGGGGCATCAGCGGATCGTTTTAGGCGTCATCACGCGGCGGGCGCCAACGTAGTGGCGAACCCAGTAATCTTCGCTTAACGAGGTAATCTGAATATCGCGTCCGGTACGCGGCGACTGGATAAATTTGCCGTTGCCGACGTAAACGCCGACATGATCCGCCGTGCCGCGACCGCGGGTGCGGAAGAAGACCAGATCGCCGCTCTCCAGCTCGCCGCGATCGACGGGGCGAGCATCGCGCAGGTGGTACATTTCGTTCGCCGTGCGCGGGATATGAATCTTCACCAGGTCTTTATAGGCGTAATAAACCAGCCCGCTGCAGTCAAAGCCGGTGCGCGGCGAGGTGCCGCCCCAGCGATAGGGCTTACCAATTTGGTCCATCAGCTTCGACATCGCGGTGCTCTGCGCTTTTTGCACCCGTACCTTATGCGCATCGGCCAGCGTCAGCGGCACTTCTTCCTCGGCAACCGGCTTGCAGCGCTTTTTATAGCCTTTACGCACGACGCACTTCTGCTTCACGCTGGCCATCGCCCGCGTCGGCTCGATAGTGGATTTAACCGAAGCCGCGCACTGTTTTTTATAGCCTTTTCGCAACACGCACTTTTTCGTTCCACCGGCGACCTGACGGTTTAATGCCGTTTGGCTCGAGGCGGTGGTGCGGGTAGGGTGTTTGGCGCGGGAGGAGGTCGATGCTTTCTTGCTGGAGGTTTTGGCGCTGGATTTTGTTTTCTGAGTGGAGACTTTTTTCTTGCGTTCGCTGGTGCCCTTTGCCTGATGCGCTTTCGGCGTGGCGGAGGCGTGCGTATGCCCTGAAGCATGCGCCAGTGGTGTAAATGAGATAGATGTAAACAGTAATGCGCAGAGCGAAATCGCGATTTTGTTTAGCCGCGCCACTGAGCAATCCCCTGATTAATTACAGACATGTACACATACCTGACCATGAATGACAAAACCCAACGATTCTAATGCATAAAAACCCTGAAAGTTAATACTCTTTTGTATCTAAAGTGCATATATAATTTTCTTCATTAGAATCAATTGGTTAAATTGGTCAATTCAAAATCATTCAAAACAAACTCATAACTATATTTCGATCTTATCCCACTCCCTTCCCCTGTCATCGCGATATTTTGCTGTCATGACACCCGACTTATGCCCCAGAAGATGCTGCGCAAAGTCCTCTCCAGCCTGTTTATCGTACAATCGTGCTGACAGACTTCGTAGCTCATGAAAGCTCGGCGGCTCGCCAGAGAAACTAAGCCCGGACAGCTCGCGCGCTTTCCTGAAATTACCCGATACTGTTGCGGGTGAAAGTGCCTTACCTGCAGTCGATGAAATAATGTTTTTCCCGCCGGACAGATTGCGGCATTTCGCCAGAATTCCTTCGAGAGACACATCCAACGCATCAAGCCTCAATGCTACAGGTATCGCTAGTTTGGCCCCGGTTTTTTTCTGCTCTACGTAAAGATACCCCTCCCGCACATCCTCCCAGCTCATTGCGCATAAATCACTGATGCGCTGCCCGGTAAGTACAGCCAGATCCATCGCCAGATTTACCCACGGAGAAAGCGCCTCTGCTGCCCGGTAAATTGCCCGGAATTCGTCCAGCATCAATCGGGTGCGTTTTACCTCGAATTTAGCGGTTCTCGTTGCCGTGACGGGGTTAACCGTAATATGACCTTCCGCTATAGCCTCCCTAAAAATATCGCTTAACGTCGACCTAATCAGCTTTGCCATTGCGTTCTTTCCTTCAGCTGCATAATCGTTGAGGATCATGGCTATTTGTCTGGTGGTTATTTCCGCGATTGGGTTGTCCTGCATTCTTTCCTTTATAGACCTTAGCTTGCTCGCGTAATCGATGAGTGTTTTTGGCTTCAGCCCCCGGGCCTGGAGGATCTTTTCGTAACGCTCCAGCCATGAATGAAAAGTTACGGAATCAACCTGGCTTATTCGCGCGCTGAGAGGGATGTGGCCAGTATCCCCGAGCAACTCGATATTTGCCTGTATTGCCTCACTGACGGCAAGTCGTCGATTCCTTCCCAGACCATACTCCTTTCCGTTTCGGGGGTCGCGATAACTGTAATAGCCTTCATTTCTGACATAGAGGTTAGGAGGCAAATCGCGCCTCTCATGGTTTCTTCTTCTTCCCACTAGTCATTCTCCGTAAAAGGCCACAGGTTGATGATTGAGCCGATTCAACCTTAATGGCTGTTTCCTGAAACAAATACTCCACACCATCTTTCTTCGGGGCCGGATAAATTTTGCTTTCTCTAACCCAACGGCGAACGGTTTCAAGGCTGCGCGGCCGCGGCTGCCGATCGTTCCATTCTTTTAAAGTAATAAGGGCCATGGTTACCTCATTACCGGCCTATAAAGTAAACCAGGCCGGACTAATAAATTGATAAATCGATATCAGGAAACCTGGCCGGGTAAATTCCGGAGCCGCCGGGCGCAGTTCATGGCCGTGGCCACGTAGCTGCAATGCCGGTTCACGACCTCGACCGTAATTTTCGAACCCTGAACGATAACCGTGTAGGTGCGCTTCATTTTCTGGCGTCCATACTCACCGTAGAGCTCAACATGTTTGGCCAATGCCGCGTCGCATGCCTGGCGCCCCAGCGGAGACTGCTTGCTTCGGTTTATCAGTCGCATACTCACCTCACACAAAGACGTCAACGGGATCGCCGGCGGCGCGAGCGTTGTCGTTCGCCTCTCGCCGCAGGCCGAGCACATAACCAACCGGATCCCAGCTGGACAGAATCGCGTTGAGCTCCTTCTGGCTATGCCAGGTCGTCAGACGTTTCTTCAATTCAGTGGCGCAGGCGCGCACATTCGCCCGGGTGGGGCCGGCCATCTTCATACAGAGGCAGAAGGTCAGCAGCAGATCGGAATACTCATCAGCTGCAACGCGTAATGCTGCGGGGTCAATGCTGGCTTCGAGTTCGGGTAATCGATGTTTGAGGCTCATGCGGCACCGCCTTCAACGCGTTTGAACTCAATGACCCAAACCCATGGATTGGCCTGCCAGCTTTCGGCGCCGTATATGGACAGCCATAAATCTCTATACGCGACCTCGGGACGGCAATCTCCTCGCCCGAAAGGGCCGTAATAGATAATTCCATCGTCGTTGTACCTCTCCAGTCCCTCGGCTATAGCGTCGCTCTCGCTAATGCTGTTCAACCGTTCAACGCGCACATCGGTAATTTCCAGCGTGATGCGGCTGGCCCAGCGCGGCATGTGAATTGCAGGTGTCCATCGCCCATCAAGAGGCTGGCCGTTGGCCGTGGCGCGATAGTCAGGGGAATAGCTACCATCCTCAGCATCGATGCTTTCGGGCGTCCATGTCTCCCGCACCCAAATACGATGACCCGGCTTACCAAATGCGCTATTCAAATAGTTTCCCGCCGCCAGCTCTCCAGCCAGTTCATTGCCAGCCAGCTCGCACCCAAGGGTTTTATCATGTACCGGGAGTCCCACTGGGCGGCGTGTCTGCGTCTTGCGGCCAGCAAGCAGAGCCCTCACCATCTCAGCGTTAAAAATCATTCCGCGTTCAGTAATTTTCGTCATATCGTTACCGGGAGGGCGAACCCTCCCGCCTCCCTTAGCCCACGTATTCCGGTTTCATGTCGTCCAGAGTGATGCGGAACTGGTCATACAGTTCATCACCGAGATGGCGTTTCGCGGCGGCGAGTGTGCCTTCCGCTTTAGCAAATAACTCTTCCGCCTCCGGTTCGCCGGGGTTAGGAACGGAATTAATCGCGGCTTCAACCTTGTTACGAGCATCGACCAGGTAGTAGCGCTTCACTGCCTTATTTTTCAATTCAGTGAACAGAGCAGTACCAAGCAAGGTTTTCTGTGACTCGATATCTGCACGGATAGCTTTGGCCTGATCAACGGAGCTTGCTGCATCAATACGATCGCGTATTTCGTCGGCAGCAGTATCAACGTTAGTTCCCGACTCCTGCGCACTGGCCGTAGCACCTACCGTGCTGGTGATCTCATTCAGCGTGATTTTTTCAGCCTGAGTGGGGTTTATTACCTTCTCTTCGCGCTCGTCAATTTCGTCGGCGGTATAGACCCCGAGGATCACATCTGGGCAGTACAGTCGCGCCCAACGTTTAACGGCGAGATAGGCCAGTTGCTGGCGGGGGTCAGTCGCCCACAGAGTAGAATTGCGGACTTGTGCCTGCGAAAGCATCAGGACAAGCTCGCGAGGTTCTGATTCTCCTTTGAGGGTTGCCCAGGCGCGAACGCCCACGCCAGCTTCATCTTTCAAATTCCAGCCCGGAGCGATGTACTTCTTGTTCTGGCTGCTTGTCTTCTCGACGAAGCGTCCGACGATATTTTCCCATGCGCCAAACCATTCAAAGTGAATACGGTCTTTTGTCGGAGCCATGGTGTTGATCACTGCATTAACTAGTTGCGCTTCATAACCAAGCACACCGGAGTTACCAACGATGAAAGTCTTTTGCGCTACAGCGAAAGGATCCATTCCCCAGCGCGCAGCCTGCATAACGACTGCCATGCAGGAATCAG